TCATCGGATGACAATATTCTGAGCACCTTTGATCACGCTATCCGGGTCTGGTCTGGCAGGGATACTGATTCCTTTCTGGGCAGCGCTGCGATCGCCGATGGTCTCAGACCAGCGCGACAGGTTTGGAAGGTCATCAATAGATACCCCCGACCAATTGTGGGTCCTTACCCAAGCCCAGTTAGCCATGTCTGCAATACTATAATCGCCGGCGAGGAATTCATGATCCTCCAGTTGCTTATCAAGAACAGTGAAGAGTCGTTTGACTTCATGCTGGTAACGATCAATGGCTGGTTGAATTTTCTCCTGGAAGTATCGATAGAAAACATTGGCTTGCCCCATCATTGGTCCGATCCCCCCCATCTGGAACATCAGCCACTGAATGACCAGGGAGCGTTTCTTGGTATTTTCGGGATAGAACTGACCGGTCTTTTCCCCCAGGTAAATCAGAATCGCTCCTGACTCAAAAACCACGAAATTGTCGTTATCTCTATCGACAATTGTGGGGATTCGACCGTTTGGATTAAGTTTGAGGTGTTCGGGTGTTTTCTGGTCTCCCTGGCTGAGATTGATGGGGATCACTTGATAGGGAAGCGACATCTCTTCCAGGGCAATGCTGATTTTGTGTCCGTTATTTTGATGCACAATCGGCCACATACGAAGATAAATCAATGCTTTAGGCGGCTTTGAGCCACCTTAAAACACTTATTAGCACCTTTGTGTGGACACTTTGTGGACCTTTAGAGTGTTGCTATTGGATTCTTAGTTACTACATCTGCAAGGTGTTTAGGCGCTAATTTAGCGTACCGAATGGTCATGGTTAAGGTAGAGTGTCCCAAAGCGTCTTTCAGCTTCAGTATGTTTCCATCGTTGATCATGTAATGACTGGCAAAGGTGTGGCGTAACACATGTGTCAACTGACCATCCGGTAAGTGGATGTTCGCTCTCTTAACAGCACTCCGAAATGCTTCATTTGATGAGTTACTTGCAAACAAACGCCCAAAACGAGGCCGACCAGTTAGAATCTCATCTGCAAGCTCTGTCGATATTGGAATAATTCGAGCCTTAGTATTTTTTGTGTTAACAAAATGAACCTTATTCTGTTTTACTTGCTCGCCCCTTAGCTTTTCCGCCTCTCCCCAACGGGCGCCAGTTGCCAAGCATAGTTTGGCCATTACATAGACATCGGGATTCTTTGACCGCTTTAACTCCATCAGCAGTGACTTTATCTGGTCCTCTTCAAGATAGATTAGATCTGGTTCATTTATTTTTAGCTTTGGAATCCCTCTCATCGGGTTTTCATGTTTCCAGTTCTTCAGCTTTATTAATGTTCCAAACACTGCCGATAAGTATGCATGCTCGTGGTTAATAGTGCTCGGTTCGACAAGTTTGTTTCTGCGTACATGCTTTTGCGTCAATCTCTGTCGCCTGTATTCAAGCCAGTTTTCACCGGTAAAGTTACGGGCAAGGGGATTACCTAACCGTTTAATTATGGCTGTTAGAGTTCGAAGTCTATTTTCACCGTCTTTCAAGGTATGGCCGTGCAGGTCATACCAGGTTTGAATTAAATCTGATAGTCGGCGCTTGTCTTTGTCTAGTTTTGACCATTCTCCAGCATTGGCTTTTGCCTTCTGAGCGACCAGCCATTGTTCTGCCTGTAACTTCCTGGGAAATGTCTTTCTAACTCGTGGGCCGCTACGTCCTTCTGGACGGAAATCTACCTTCCATCCCTTCTCCACTTTGGTGATGGCCATTCTCTAACTACTCACTCCCTTATTATTAAATCTGATTACCTATTGCCGTTAAGAGGTTCATTTTTGTCCTGGACTTCGATAGCGTCTCTAAACCCGTAGCCTGCGGGTATCTCTCCAATTTTGATTTTTAGAGCAATCAACTGACAATATTCATTATCGCTGCGCTCTAACTCAGAGAGAGAGATTTTTCCCCCATACACAAGCCAGGGCATCATCTCTGGAAACATCTTCCCTAATTTCTCGAACTCATCTTCAGCAACCCGAGCTTTTAATTGCTCTAGGTTTTTCAGACGTATGAGATTGATGTCTAAGAATTCAGCAAACCGCATTCGAGTAAATCCCATTAACTCCCGCATTCCCTTAAGTCTTTCACCCGCTTTTAACCCCATTTTTTTTCCTTTTGCATTTCAACCTAACCACACATACGGCCACATTTGTACACCTTAAGACATTATTATTGCAAGGCTAAGCCTTAAAAAATATCTCTTGGCGCATATCTTAGTATTAAAAAAGAATGAATTAGGGTAATAATTATCTCTTATCGATCATATAAGTTGACATCTGATCGGCGAGGGGTAAATAATACGGCCACATTTCACCACATACGTTCGACTAATACATACAAGGAAACCGCTGTATGCCAACGATGATTTCCATCGAATCCCCCGTAATGACTAGAGAAAGGTTCGCTAAAGCCAGCGGGTTGCGTGAGGAACAAATCAGGGGACAAATGGACCGGGACCAAATCCCGACGAAAAAAATTGGGCGTCTACTCCTGGTCAACGTGGCTAGGCTGGCCCTGGACTGCGTTGAAGCTGACGAAGACCAAGAGTAATCAAGGCAATGAAAGATTTTGATAACAGAACCGAAATTGTGGAGGCACTGACCAGTGATGGTCAGTTTGCCTTCAAGCAGGTCGGGGAATACCTACAACAGGGCCGTTGCCCGGGCTGTGGCAAAAAGGAACTGTTTGTTAGTAAAAAAGAACCCTGGCGGGTTAGCTGTAACCGCATGAATAAGTGTGGTTACAGCGAAACCACCCGGGAGCTGTACCCGGAACTTTTTAACAACTATTCCGAACGTTTCCCTATTACGGAAGACAATCCCAACGCGACGGCAGACGCCTATCTGGCACACAACCGCCGTTTTCCCATCAGCAAGATGGCCGGATGTTATGAACAAGGCAACTACAAGCTCCCGAAGTCCCAGGAGTGGTGTAATACGGTCCGCTTCTATCTGAACAGCGATAGAACCCTGTATTGGGAACGGTTGATTGATAAGCAGAAGGACGACGGCCAGCGGATTAACTTTGGTGGCAAGCGTCTCAACGTCAATGGAAAGTGGGTATTGGCTGATCCCGTCAAAGGCAAATGGTGGATGCCGCCCAACCAGGAAATCCTGGCAGGGGACCGGGTGTATATAGTCGAAGGCATTTTTCATGCTTTGGCATTGCACTTTTCCGGTTTCAAAGCGGTGGCGATCTTCGCCGCCGGTTACTTTCCCAGTGAGGCAATCAAGTCCCACCTGGGGAAAAAGGTCATCTGGATTGTGGCGCTGGATGATGACAAAGCCGGCCGTAAGTTCATGCGCTCCCACTATCAGAAGCTCAAGAAAATGGATGAGCACGCCGAAGTGGCACTGACCGGGACCAGCCGGGACTGGGACGACCTTTACCGCCTGGGCAAGATCACCAAAAGCTTTCTGCAGGATGCCCAATATCGGGGGCTCATGTTCACAGCCAAAAGCGTGTTGTGGAAGGCCTACGCGCTGTACCTATGGAAACGTCATTCTTACTTTGTCATCGACTTTGACAACCGCCTGTATTCAGTCACGGTGGACGTGCATAAGCTCTATGAGGAATTGGACGGGGAAGAGCTACAGCTAGGCAAAGGCTTTGATCCGTTCAGCCAGAACTGTACCGCGTTTCCCATCAGTAACTTTGTCCCGGAACTGCTCTACGCCGAGCGTGACGACATCCTGGATGAAAAGTTCTATATGTTCCAGGTGAAGTACAGCAGCAATAACCCGGATGCGCTGATCCGGTTGGATGGAACCAACATCGACACCGCGTCGAGTTTTCACAAGGCGATGATCACCAAGGGCTACGGTGCCTTTTCTGGAAGCTCCAAGGACATGGCCATGCTGCACGAGCAATGGTTAAACCGACAGGTCAAAGAAATTCAGTCCATCCCTTATGTGGGGTATCACGCTGATAGTCTGACCTATGTTTATCAGGCATTTGCTTTCAGTAAAGGCAAAGCCCTGGAGCTGAACACAGAAGGCTACTTTGAAACCGACCGAGGCGGCATCAAAACCAGCTTTAAGGGGTTTGAAGTACATTCAGGGGAATTCAGCCCGGAATGGATCGATAACTTTATGACCACCTTTTCCTGGCAAGGATTAACCGCGCTGGCCTTCTGGCTGGGCTCGTTGTTCGTTCAACAGATCCGGGCCAAACACAAGAGTTTTCCATTCCTGGAACTGACAGGCGATCCCGGGGCGGGGAAATCCACCTTGATTGAATTTCTGTGGAAACTCATGGGGCGGGATGATTACGAAGGCTTTGACGCTATGAAAGCCACCGCCGCCGGCCGGAGAAGGGCATTTACCCAAAGCTCCAATATGCCGTTGGTGTTGATTGAGTCCGACCGGGGAGATGAACCGGACGCCAAAAAGAAGCAATTTGATTTCGATGAGTTCAAACCCTTCTTTAACGGTCGGGCCGTCGGCACCCTGGGAGTAGCCAAACGCGGTAACGACACAGAAGAACCGTTGTTCTTAGGTTCTCTGGTGTTTGCGCAAAATGCCGAGGTGGACGGCTCCGAAGCGTTGTTACAGCGGATCGTCCATTGCCACTGTACGACCGAACACCACACACCTGGTACGCGAAAGCTGGCCCAGTGGTTCGAACGACAGACCGTGGATCAGGTCGCCGGCTTTTTGTGCCTGGCTCTGGAGAAGGAAACCCAGATCCTAAACACATTTTTCAGTGAGTATGCGCGTTATGAAGAAGCCTTCACCCATCGTGGGGAAATCAAAACCAGCCTGTCACGCCTGGTGAAAAACCACGCCCAGGTGATGGCGGCTGCTAAAGCGTTAAAGCATATCTTCCCAACGTTAAATGAAAGCGCTTTCGCAGGTTTGAATGACTATCTGTATGAGCGAGCACTGAGCCGTCAGGAACGTCTGGCAAAAGATCACCCGCTGGTTGCCGAGTTTTGGGAGTCCTATGAATATCTCAATATTCAACCAGACCACACCGCGCTATCACCCAGTTCTATGGCAGAGGTGTTGAATCACTCTACAGGGGCTGAACAAATCGCCATTAACCTGAACCATTTTGATGAGGTGTGCCGGGATCGTGGTCAGAAGTCCCTCGACCTTAAGACATTAAAAAAGTTGCTGCCCAACAGTCAGCGCTACAAGTTTGTGGAAAGTCGCAAGGTGTATTCAAAACGGCTGAACAAAACCCTGCATTGCTGGATTTTTAAGCGTTAATCATACGTGTGAGTACGTGGGAAAGCGTGAGAGATAGGCGGAAAGTTTCATTTTTCCAAGGGGGGTGTCGGAAAAAGGTAATATAGGTAAGAAGGTCCAAAAAAGTGCCATATTCCTTATTAAAAACAGTAGGTTATAGATTTATTAAAAAGGTAAGAAAAAGGTAATATTGAGGTAAGTTTCTTACCTTTTTACACCTTAAAAACTTACTTCCACCTTACCTTTTTGAAAAACAAAAAATCCTTATAAATCAATGATCTTACTTTTTACCTTACCTTGATATTACCTTTTTCTTACCTTTCGCAAATAAGTTAAAAATCTAATTAAAACATATAGATAGATGATGTTTTTGGAAGCGTCTTACCTATATTACCTTTTTCCGACACCCCCCTCTGATTTTTGAGGGGAAACAGAACCGGGAAGAGACCCGGAATCAATGCAAAAGGAGAAAACGCAATGATAGATAAAGTGGCCAATGAGCCAACTATAGAGGCACCCCTATGCCCAATGGAGACATGGGCAAAAGGGATCTGCAACGGCTTGGCCGTCGTGCCGGGTGTTGTGAGCACGTTAAATGGCAAACAGGCTTTGCGCTGTTGGGTATATGAAGCCAAGACCCGGGGACGGCTCCGAGTCCTGGAGACCCTGGGCAAGCGCCATCGGCTGGCGAAACCGGAATCACTACAGCCAACCCAGGAGTTTTTCTTCTATTGGGACCAGGCTTTGGAAGTACTGGGAGAGAGAGCTTTTGCAATTACCTCAGCGAACCAGCGAGCCACGCCTCTGGATCAGATCGGCTTTAAATCGCCAACGGCAGTGAATGCGGTATTGATCCATGCCAAACGGTGCGACCAGATCTTACTGGCGACTATGGTCAGCTTGCTCCATCCGTCCTGGGGCACTTTATTAGCCATCAGTCACGGCGTATGCAGTCAAAGCGATATTCCGGGGCGGGTGATGGATCACCACTACGAAAGCGTTTTAGAAGGGTTGCTGATATGAAGAATGCAAACAGGTGGGCGCTGGTAGCCGAACTTGACCGGGACGCTACCAGCCGCACAAGCCTTTATCAGGAAGACAAACCACACCAGGCCGATAAATCGGCGAAGCGATGCGCTTATGCGTGAGCCCGAGTGTGATTCTACGTGTTGAAACGTGCAGAGGAAAGCACAAGCAATGGATCGCAGACACTACCAACACAACGGCCATGTGATTGCATGGCTGAAACATCGAATAAGGGGCGGCAAGCACCGTCGGTGGATCGTGAAGACAGATCAACGACCACAGATTGAAAAAGAAACCCCTAGCAACCGGCCAGTGAATACTGACGATAGAAACTAACCCGACATAGGCATGATAGGGGCCAGCATGACCTGGCCCTCTGCCCATTGGATACATTGAAAATGAAAAGTAATCAAACCGAACTGTTAGAAATCTTTAGAAGCTGGGTGTTTGAGCCCGAGGTGGTGGTACTGGATACGGAAACCACCGGGCTGGATGAACACGCCGAAGTTATCGAAGTGAGCGTCATGGACATGACTGGAAATGTTTTATTTGATCAACTGATACGTCCGCTTCATTCTGTGCCGGAGGATGCGATCGAGATCCACGGTATTACGAACGAAACCTTGCGTGATAAGCCGATTTTTCCAGAGCTCTATCATGCCTTGATGGAAGTGATCAAAGGCAAATCGGTGGTGGCCTACAATGCAAGCTATGACCATCGATTACTAAAACAGACCTGTGATGCGTACGGTCTGCCGATGATAGAGGTAGACTGGCAATGTGCCATGATGGCTTATGCAGAATTTCGAGGTGAGTTAGACACAAAGCGCGGCGGGTACAGAAGACAAAGTTTAATCAAAGCTGCTAACCAAATGGGGATTGAGATTACCGGTTCCCACCGCTCTGTGGCTGACTGCTTCACAACGGTGGAGGTGATTAGAGCTGTATTTGCTAAGTTGACGGTTTCAGATCTTATGACGGCTGACCAATTACGTTCAACCGTATAATCCATGTTCGCTAGCCTGGGGGTGCCGCCCAGGCTGGCCCCATCAGTTACCCAGGGCGTTGAAGATCCCATTTTCAATGGTCCGCTCAGCATGTCCGTTATTAGCCTGCGAAAGAAAAAATGTGATGCTGTTCACAATCCGGTAAAAAAACTCCACATAATTGTTACACACTTTCGTCGTAAAAAAGTGTCATATATGAGGACTGTATATATATACAGTTTTTGGGGGTTGGATGTAAAATCTGATTCCTTGATGGCAAGAGCCATTCATATGGAACAGTGCAGTAAATTGGAGTTATATAAATTGGCGCACAGGAAGAAAATGATAGACGCTATAGAACAACTGGCGGAGAGCCAGAAAATCTTGGAATTTGTGCAGTTTGCTTTATCAAATCGACCCGGTTTGGAGCTGGGAGACGATATTCAGCAAGGATGTCATTTTATTATTGATCATGTGAAGGAGAAGATCGAAGCGGCACAGGCGTGCCTTAGAACTGATACCCAATAAGTAAAACAATCAGGCGTTGCTTCGAGCCTGGGCCAGCAGTTCCAACTGCTCGGCCCGATCCATTCCCCTCAACATATCCACCATCATTTTTTTCGCCTGAAACGACGATGGGCTTAACGTATGGCTAAACGCCAGATTCATCACAAAGCTATGACCACATTCCGCGTTTTTGCAGATACAGTAAAGATTTGCCAGTTTCGGATCTAATACCTGGCGGCTGGTGATAATGGCTTTTTGGCTGCATTCGGGGCAGTTTACTTGCATGGTCAACCCTTCCTTATTTGGTGACCTGAATTTTACCACACTACCCCTTTAGGGATAAATATTATCCATCCGGTTGTCCGTCCGGCTTCATAAACTGAAGGCGCTTCTGCTTGGGTAGTTCGGTGTTGAGCTTCAAAAACACATGCTGCATGGGCACCACTTCGTTTTCATAGTACACCCGGCTGATCTTCTCAATATCCCCAAAACCCCCGGTATTCTCCGGCATGATCCCGGCCAGGGCTGGTTGGATGCGCCACATACTCAAAATGTCATTTCTCGACAGGTTCTTGACCCGCTCAAATTCGTCCTTGGTGGCAATGTCACCCACCGGAATAATCTTCACCGAGTCCGGTTTGCCGCCCGGAATATTTAAATACAGGCTCCGAAAATTCCCCACGCCCTTGCTGGCGGTGATCTGTTCTTTCAGGGCCTTTTCATCTTCCGGCTCCAATTGGGCATCGGCGGTGTAAAAGATAAACCCCATATGTGCGCCGTTGTTGTAGTACTTGCGGCGGAACAGGGTGGCGGACTCATTCAATAACACCGATTGGATCCCACCCAGGTATTGGGGCGTGCCATAGATTTGTTGGGTGACGTCGTACTCTTTCAGGTGCAGCACTTCCCCGGGCTGAAACTCCAACGGCAGCTCCCCATGCGGCCGCAACAAACAAAACCGGTCTGCCTCTTTCATCCGTCGCATGTTCAAAGCCGGTAAGTGCTGAAAGCGCAGGAGCTGCCCAAAGCGGTTTTTAATGCGTTTAAAGTAGCACTGCCCAAACACCAGATAATCAAAGCCCGCGTTCTCCAGATCCGTGGCCGACAGGGCGGGGGATTCCACATAGAACTTACGCAGCATATTGCGCTTAAAATACGGAATGGTCCCATGATGGGCATTGGCCCGTAACAGCTTGGCCAAGCCGGGCAGACTCACAGGCGGCTCGTAATAGTCCCCATGTGGATGCAGGAACATGCCCAGATACCCGGTGAGGGTATTGTCTAATACCGCTTCAGGTTCCCCGAAACTAAAGGCGCTGATATTCGTGTTTGTGTAGGTGTTAGTTGTCATAGAAAAGCTCATTCACTGGCAAAGGCAATGGAGCCCTTGCGGGTGCGACGGTTTAAGGGTTCATGGCTCAGCGCGTGCATAATCGACCAGGCCACATCAGCGTGGCCGGTTTTGCTGTTGCGATCCGCCACATAGGTGATCTGATCCTTGCCGGTGGTGGTCTGTTTCACCTGCAAAAAGGCCTGGGCGATGTCGGTGTGTTCGGCGTCCCATTCAATGCGCCCGTTTTCCACCACGTCCAGGGCTTTCAACACCAGGGCGGTTTTGGCTTCCAGGGAGTAATGAATGGGCGTCGCTCTGTGGTAAAAGGCCTTCACCTGTTCAAACACCCCCAACCCCGGGCCGGTGCAATCAATGCCGATAAACTGGACGTTGTAACGTTCGGTCAGTTCCTTAATGCGGTTGGCCTGGTAGCTGAACGCGCCTTTCAAATGGATCTTTTCCAGCACTCGGAAACGCCCGGTGGGTTCCAGGGGCGGGGCGACCACCACGACCGTGGAGCGGTCCCCGGTGCGCGCCGGATCGTACCCAAGCCACACGGGCAGATTGTTAAAGGGCCGTTGTTGCTTGGCCTTAAAATCCACCCAGACCACATTGGCATCGATGACGCAGTTCAACAGGTCATCCAGCTTGAACACGGACAGCCCGGCTTCCATAAAGGCACACAAGAACAGGTTGTTAAATTCCGATTCCGTGTACTCGGTGCGCAGTTCCTCAATATCAAACAGGTCACAGCCCTGGTCTTCGGCATCTTCCACCGTGACAATATTGCGCCACACCTTATCCGGACCCAGTAGGCCCTGTTTCAGGGTTTTGTGGGACAGATCAAAATCGGCGCGGGTCTTGCGGTGTTCGTTGTATTTCTCACCAGACCATAGGGTATAGGCGCCGTGGCTTTTCACTGACGGTGTACTGAAGTAGGTTTTCCGCCATTTCTTGTGGGCGGCCATGCCGCTGGCCAGTTTGTTTAAGCGGTCAAAGTCCGGTATCCAAAACACTTCATCTATGTACAGGTGCCCATGGTAACCCTGGGCGGTACGCCCGTTGGTCGACACAAAGCGCAGCTCCGCGCCGTTACTCAACGGGATGACATCGACGCCTTTCAGCTCAACCTCGAAATACTCCCGGGCGAACTTGATAATGTACGCCTTGAAAATATCCGCCTGGCTGCGACTGGCCGACAGAAAAATCTGATTGTCCCCGGTGACAATGGCGTTTTCGAACGCCTCCCAGGCAAAGTAATAAGTCGCGCCGATCTGGCGGGACTTCAGGATAAAGCGGGTGCGCTGATTTAGGTTGTCATACCAGCGGTGCTGGTATTCATAGAACAACTCTTTGCGGATTTTCTCCAGGCGCTCCGGGGTAATCTCGCTAATGTCATTCTTGGCACTGCGACGTTTCTTTTTCTCCTGACTTTTATTCCCGTTTTCACTCTGGGCTTTTTCTTTCGCGGCCTTGGCTTTCTTCAGGTCGATGCCCGCCAGCTTATCCAGCAGGTTACTGAGGCGGTCGATTTCCTGGTAATCGCTGGCCACCTTGACCGGTTTTTCTACCAGATGAATTAAGCGGCGGGCGGTGGCCTGTTCCACCGTCTCATGCTGTAACAGGTCTTTCCACTCATAGCGATCAATCCACTGATAAATCACCCGGACATTATTAATGCCCAGCTGATCCTTGATTTCAGCCGGTGATACGTGACGCAAAAACAGCCCTTTGGCGGCGTCGATAACTTCTTGGGGATAACGTGATGACATACGGCCATGATAGGGGCTTTTTACATCGTTGAATCTCGCTGAAATCCCGCGCCGTTCCTAGCCTTCAGCGCTAGGAAGCTTTCGCAAGTAAAGCCTTTGAAGGGGAGCGTTTTACGCCCTAATCTGGCCCCATCGAAACATATCAACGAACATTTTAAGAGCTGACGGACACCCTTTTTATGGCGAAAACCCTGACCACCGATTTTGTCAAAGTCGCGACCAGTGGCCCGACCATTGACGGTCGGAACATCGACGCCCAGGACATTATCGATATGGCGGATCTTTACGACCCCCAGGAATATACCGCCGTGATCTGGTACGAGCATTTACGTTTTTTCGGCAGCCTGGGCAAAGTGACCGAGATCAAACACGACACCGACAACAAAGGCCGGGTGTGTCTGTTCGCCAAAATCACCCCGTCCAATGAGCTGTTACGCCTGAACGCCCAGGGCCAGAAGCTGTTTACCTCCATTGAGATTCAACCGAACTTCGCCGATTCCGGCAAAGCCTATTTGGCGGGTCTGGCGGTCACCGATTCCCCGGCCAGTATCGGCACCCAGGAACTGCATTTTCACCACCGGGCGCAACTGCCGGGCAACCTTTTTTCTACGCCCATCGAACTGGCCCCGCTGGATCTGGAACCCCCTAGCGGTTTGCTGTCTCGGTGGGTAGGCAAATTCGCACGCCAGGACGATGAACCACAGGACACTGAGACCATGAACACCGAGCAATTTAACCAACTGATGGACACCACCAAAGCCACCCAGGACGCCATCGACAAGATGGCCGAAGGCTTCACCAGTTTGGCGGATCGATTAGCCCCAATCGAAACCCCGGAAGCTGACAGTGCGGCATCGGAGGAACACAGTGAACTGGCCGACCTGAAGGAACAGTTTTCCCAGTTGCTGGCCGCCCATGATCAATTGAAATCCGATTTTCACGAGGCGCTGAACCAACCACAGCCGGGCACGGAAGTGCCGGAAGGCGAGGGGGCCAGTTTGCCCCGGGTGCTGTAACCCATTGTTGGGCGAGAGCGACAAACACCCGACCCGAATTCTATTTTTTAAGTGGACCTGATGAACTTTAAGACCAAGAAATTATTTAACGATATGTGCAGCGCGATGGCCGCCACCTATGGGGTGTCGTCCGTGGCGGAACAATTCAGTGTTGAGCCCACCATTGCCCAGGAACTCCAGGACAAGATCACCGAGTCTTTCGGTTTTCTGCAGCTGGTGAACGTGATCGGTGTGGCGGAACTGAAAGGCGAGAAAGTCATCGGCAGCGTGACCGGCTTTGTGCCCAAGCGCACCGATACCGACAGCCGCGACCGCCAGACCAGCGACGTGCTGTCCCTGGGCAGCAAAGGCTATGAGCTGCACCCGGTCGAGTACGACACTCACATTAAATACAAAACCATTGATTCCTGGGCCAAGTTTCCGGACTTCCAGGCCCGTTATGCGGGCTGGGTGCGTAAGGCCATCAGCCTGTCAAAACTCCGTGTGGGCTGGCTCGGAACCAGTTGCGCCTTTCCGGAAACCAAACCGGCAGACAACCCCAACGGCGAGGACGTTAACAAAGGCTGGTTGCAGTTACTGCGGGAATTCAACAGCGGGGCGCAATGGTTTACTGAAGGCGCGAAAGCCCCCGGGGAAATCCGCATTGGCCCCGGCGGCGATTTTGAAAACCTGGACGCGGCGGTGCATGCCTGCAAGCAGATGATTGACGAACTGCACCGGGACGGTGGCGATCTGGTAGCGCTGATCGGGGGCGACTTGTTGGCCGAAGACAAGGCCCAGCTGTACACCGCCCAGGGCCAGAAACCCACCGAAAAAGAGCGTATCGAAAACCAGGCCATTATCCGCACCTATGGGGGATTGCCTGCCATGACCGCGCCGTTTTTCCCAGGTCGGGGCTTGCTGATTACCAGCCTGGATAATCTGTCTATCTACTACCAGGAAGACAGCATCCGGCGCCAGGTGATCGACAACCCCAAGCGTAACCGGATCGAGGACTTTAACAGCCTGAATGAAGGCTATGTGATCGAAGACGAAACCAAGGCCGCCGGCTTTGAATTCGCCCATGTGAAGCTGCCCGACGGCGCGGACGGCTGGCAGTAATGTTTTTCTATTTTCTCTTGTGTGTCGCGTAAGGATGCGCACTTTTCACCGGGTGGATCTCCCACCAGGGAGGCAATCCTCCGGTGGCTTTTTACAACGAATTTCTGAGTGACCTATGCCCTTGATCACCGTGCTACATAAACAGCGTTGCCTGGAACAGCAGGCGGGTAAAGATGCCCTGGCGAACCGGTCCGGCGTCCCCGTCCGCAATGATAAAACCACCCACAGTTACCAGGTGGCCCTGACCGCGCTGGCACAAATCCGGGAGCAGTTGGGCGCCCTGGACGATATCAGGGACAAGGTGGCGTTAAAGGCAAAAGTGTTGCCCCAGTTCACCGAGTTTTTACAGGACTACCGGGACAGCGGCCAACGCTACCCTAATCAGGTGCTGGTGTTCTGCATCATCTGGTTGCTGGACGTGGAAGATATCGAAAGCGCCATGGCCTGGGCTGGGCTTGCCATCGAGCAACAGCAACTGATGCCGGAATTCTTTAAACGGGATCTGCCCACCTATGTGCTGGAAGAGATCCACGACTGGGCCGAACGTCAGTACAAGGCCGGGCACAGTGCCAGCCCCTACCTGGAGCAAGCGGCGGATCTGATGACGGCAGGCACCTGGCCGACCACCAACAGCATTGTGATGGGCAAGGTGTACCGCTTGTGTGGGATGCACGCCGAACGTGGCCAGGAACTCAAAGCGGCGTTGGATTATTTCGAGCAGGCCCAGGCGGCCAATGAAGCGGCAGGCTGTAAAACCCGGATCAAGCAACTGAAGGCCCAACTGGGCCTGGAATAAACGATAAAAGGCTTCCCCACCCGGCGGGCGTGTCTGGGATCTGCAACGCTTTTTTGAGTTGGCAGTGAACGGACACCGACCCGCCACCTATTCGGGATCAACGAGATAAACAGGCATGAGCTTTACCGGTAAAACCCACAGCTTTTTAAACGTCACGTTAAGCAACGACGGCTTTTTCCCGGACCTGTCCCTGGGGGACTTTCAGCGGGTGTACCGAATTCCGGCGGAGTATCACGCGGACATGGTGAAAGAGCACCTACGCCTGGCGATGGTGGCGATTAACGTAAGCCTGGCCGAGCGTAAAGACGAGTGGATCAGTGGTGGCTTTGAGTCCCTGGCAGCGGTGAGCGATCAGGAACTGGATGGCCAAAAGCTGTTGGTGATGCATTACCAGCAGGCGGTGTACTGCCGGGCAAAAGCCAGCCTATTGCAAGCCTTCGCCACGATGAACCGGCGCGAGTCGGCGGAGAACCTGGCCAAAGAAGCCCCGGAGACGGAGCAGAAATATCTGAGTTTGAGTGTTAGGGCGGTGCGTCGATTATTGGGACAAGCCACCGGCATCACGGCGGTATTGCTCTGATGGCCCTGGCCAAATTGCAACAGCTCACCGCGCACCTGTTGGACCGCAATCTGGTGGCGGTGGAACAGCTCGACAGCTGGATGGAGAACGGCACCCTGGAACTGGCGGACAAATCCCTGGGCCAGGGCGTGCGGATCTGTCGCCTGAAATACGACGCGGTACTGACTTTGGAACGATACCCGGGCGATCCGCAAACCCTGTTTGCGCACCTCGTGATCTGGCTTTCAGATCATGATCCGGACCGAGACCGGGAAGGGTTGGCCCCGCCGGACGTTGAAGTGGATGTGAACGACCAGGACACGGCGGATATTGAGATCCGAGTGAGCTTTTACGAAAACATCGACCTGGTGAAAGACGACACCGGCGATATTGCTTTTAACGGTGAGTCCTGGCGCCTGGCCAGGGTCCCGATTTTTGAACCCCGGGCGGTCGGTGTGGGGGATGACCAAACCCAACCCACGGATGCCCCTTATGTCCGTGAAGATTGAGGTCGGTGGCCAGCTGGCGATCCAACGCCAGTTGGACTTATTGAAGCTGCCCCCAGCCAAGCGCAAACGCTTGTTAGGCCAGATCGGGCGCAAGGTCCGCACCGCGACCCGCAAACGTTTGCGGGCCCAAAAGGGACTGGACGGTCAGGCCTGGGAAGCGCGCAAAGGCCGGGGCCAACGGCGGATGTTGCGCAAGCTGGGCCGCCACTTAGCGGTCCACAGTCAATCGAATCGGGTGGATATCACCTTTAACAATCCCCTGGTGGGGCGGATTGCCCGACAGCACCAGGAAGGCATCAGCGAGGTGATGACCTCGGGCCGGATGCGGCGGATTCATGGGACGCCCGATTATGACGCCCCGGCCAGCCGGTCCTTAGCCCGCGCATTACGACAAGAAGGTTTCACCATTGCCCGTCATGGCGGCAAGGGGCGTAAACGGCCGACGTTGCGGTGGATCACCGAGCACTTAACCCAAGGCCAGGCGGGCCTGATCCTGCGGCAGTTGCAGGACAAAGAAACCAAAACCCGGTGGGAGATTCCGTTGCCGGCGCGCAGTTTCCTGGGCGCGACCCAGACAGAGATCGACGCGATGGCGGACCACCTCATTGAACAGACACTGAAGCAGGTAAGAAGGCCCTAACAATGGCACAAGGCAAAGTCACGGTTAACAACCTCAATCTGTCCCAGGGCAATTTCCCGGAGATTGAACGCAAGGCGCTGTTTATCGGCGTCGGCAGTAAAAACGCGGGCAGCGTGCTGTCCTTAAATACCCAGAGCAATCTGGACGAATCCCTGGGCGTGAATCATAGCGATATAAAAAACCAGGTCAGTGCGGCCAAGGCCAACGGCGGCGAAAACTGGCAGGCCTACGCGGTGCCGCTGAACGGGGGCGACGCCTGGCAGGACGCCCTGGATCAGGCCATGTTGACCATCTCCCCGGAATTGGTGGTGTTATGCACCCCGGCCCAGGAAGCGGCGGACATCGAGGCGATGCAAACCAAAGCGGAACTGATCCGGACCACGTTAGGACGACGGGTAATTATCCTCGCGGCCACCTCGGGCATTGATAGCGATAACCAATCCTGGAGCGATTTTGAAGCGGCCCAGGCGGCCATCGTCCAGGGCTTGGCCTGTCCCCGGGTGGGCGTGGTGCCCTTGCTGCATGGTAATGATTTGGGTGTGTTGGTCGGACGTCTGTGTAACCGGGCGGTGAGTATTGCCGATAGTCCCATGCGAGTGGCCACCGGCTCCGTGCTGGCCCTGGGCAATGCCCCGGTGGACAGTGCCGGCATTGAACTGCCGGACGCCACTTTGGCCACCCTGGATGCTAACCGCTTGTCTTGCATTCAGCGTTACCCGGATTACCCGGGCACCTATTGGGGCGACTGTAATTTGTTGGATGTGCCCGCCGGGGATTACCAGGTGATTGAACACTTAAGAGTGGTGGATAAGGCCGCCCGAGCCATCCGGATTCTGGCCATTGCCCGGGTGGCGAACCGCTCCCTGAACTCGACCCCGGTCAGTATCGCGGCGAACAAAACCTATTTTATGCGCCCGTTGCGGGAAATGAGCAAAAGCGTGGTGTTTGCCGGGACCCATTTCCCGGGGGAAATCAAACCGCCGTCTGACGACAGTATTCAGATCGTCTGGCCGACCAAAAACAAGGTGGAAGTGTATCTCAAGGTGCAGCCTTACAACTGCCCCAAGGACATCACCGCCAACATCATTCTGGACCTGTCGAACCCAAGCGCGGGTTAAGCCAGGGATAAGAGGACTAACGCAACATGAGTAATCAAAGACTGTCAGGCAAAGACATTGACGTGATGATCGGCGACATGCTGGTACACGTGGAAGAAGTCACCCTGACCATTGAAGACGCCACCAGCGTCACCAAAACCCGGGGGATTCCCAACGGCTATGTGAATGGCGAGGTCAGCGCCTCGGGGGACATCACCGTGGATACGACTAACCTGCAAACCATCCTGGATGCGGCCAAGAGTGCGGGCAGCTTCCGTGCCCTGGAGCCTTTCGACCAGGTGTTTAATGGCACGACCAGTGGCGGGGAACTGCGGATTGAGGCCTTCGGCTGCAAGCTGCGTATGGCGGATCTGTTAAACGCCAATGCCAGTGGTGGAGAAAAGCTGACCCACAAACTGGCCTATGACGTGACGGACCCGGATTTTGTGCGGATTAACGGCGTGTCCTATGTGGACGCTAAAGAAACCGAGAATCTGGTGTAAGCATGGCGATTGATCATCTGGATACCGCCACTGAGTTACAGGATTTGTTGAATACCACGGCATTACGACATCAGTTAAGTCAGTCCGTGACCCATATGCCCAGCCTAAAAATGTGTGCGGACTGTGACGCGGACATTCCCGAAGCCCGGCAACGTTTGGGCGGGGTGACCCGGTGCGTGGAGTGTGAGGGCTACTTTCAACGAGAGCGCCAGAGAGAGCAGCAGCGGGGGCGGCGATGACTCCTTTGTCCTATCGACATCTGCAAGTGGCGGTCTGTTATCAGGGATACCGGTTTTTCGATCAGGGCGATTTCAATCTGAACCTGGTCGGGGTACGCGCCCGGGACCGTCAGGCCAACACCTTTAACGACAGCCTGTATGTGGCCTTTAAAACGGGGAGCCAAACACATGTGTTTCAGTTTCCGGTGACCACGGACCCGGGGGTCTATTGGCGGGAGCATCCGGCCAATGTGTCAGGCACGGCCATCGTCAAACCCGGCCAGTATCCGGGGCTTTGGGCGCTGGGCAAACACCAGGGGAAATATGACGCCCTGGTCCAGCGCGCACCGGTCACGGTGTATCGGGATAACGACGGCAACGCCCAGCTGGACGCCCAGGGCTACACGGAAAAAGGGCTGTTTGGGATTAACTGCCATCGAGCGACCGCCACCGGGACCAGTCACCAGGTGGACCGCTGGTCCGCCGGTTGTCAGGTACTGGCCGATGTCCGCGACTTTGATGTGTTGATGGCGTTCTGTCGCAAGGCAGCAGGGCTCTATGGCAACCGCTTTACCTACACCTTATTGGATGAGGAGGACTTATGGGCTGGTTAAAGGGCCTGGTGGAGGTGTTCACCGGGGATCTGGCGACCACCGCTTACAGCATCGTGAAGGAGTATTTTCCGCCGGACATGAGCGAGGCAGAGAAGGCCAATATTCAATTGGCCTTACAGAATCTGGAGCTGGAAAAACAACGCCAGGCGGACCAGGCGATTAACGAAGCCGAAAAGCGGCTAACGGATCGCATTAAAACGTTAGAGGGCAGTGCTTCCGATTTATTGCGCGTGCCGTTACTGGGGCCGCTGATGTTGTTTTTACGGGGTTGCCAGCGTCCCTTGTGGGGCTTTGGGGCCATGGCCCTGGACTGGATGTGGTTTAGTCACTGGAGCCTGAATGAGCAACAACAAAGCGCCTTAATCCTGATCAACTTTTTGGTGCTGGGCTTTTTGTTTGGGGAACGGGCGATCACCAACGCAGCGCCGCATCTGACCCACTTACTGAAAGCCCGTAAAGGTGGGTAACGCCATGCCCGAAAAATCCGCCGTGATGACCAACTATGCGGCCTCTGCCATCACCACCATGGCGGGGCTCACCTTCAATCAGTGGGTGGCCCTGGGCGGTCTGTTGATTGGCGTGGCCACCTTCCTGGTCAACTGGTTTTATAAGCAAAAGCACCTGGAATTATCCCGGGAACAAATCAAGCAACAAAACGGAGCAAGCAACGATGAACAGCCAAACACACCAAACCATTGACGTGACGGCCGCAGGCAAGGACTTCAGCTTTCAGGTCAGCCGTGAAGCTTATAACAAGTACATCAACAGTGTGACGCCCAATAACAAGGTGGCGCCCAGTCATAACTTTCTGGTGAGCACGGTGGACACCGAGCATAAGGACGCCTTGCTGGAGTTGTTGAAAACCCACCCCGGCGCGGAAATTCAACTGGTCGGCGCGGTGCTGGAAGAGTACACCCCGGACCTGGGGATTGTGGCAAAAAAGCGCAGCTGATCGCCGACCAGATTTCCAATAACGGTTACGACCAGCTCCGCGCCTATGCCACCAAATGGTGTCCCGGCCAACCCCAGAACGAACAGGTTTTAGGGTTGGCTCTGTTCCTGGAAACCAACTACTGGGAAAAACACGCCCACGCCGTGGCCAACGGCATTGCCAAAGCCTTGAAAGGGTAATTTTTTTAATGAGTCGCCAATTGGAAAAACTGATGTTCACCGTCGGCCTGATCGACCAGGCCAGCGGTACTGCCGGCAAGATCCAGCACCGCATCGACCAACTGACCCGCACGGCCACATCGGGCTTTTTGCAGGTCGGGGCCGGGGCGGCGGGATTGTTGGCGACCGGGGCGGCGCTGGAGTCGATCTTAAGCCCGGCCATTGCCATGGACCATGCCTTAAACGAGGTCAAAAGCCTGGGCGTGGTCGAGCGTGACCTGAAAACCCTGGAGGCCACCGCGTTGCGGTTTTCCATTCGTTATGGGGAAGTCGCCGATGAGGTGGTGAGATCCAGTTATGACATTCAAAGCGCGATTGCCGGACTCACTGGACACGAATTGGCGCGCTTTACCGAAGCCAGCGGGGTGTTGGCCAAGGCCACCAAATCCAACGCCGACACCATCACCGACTACATGGGCACCATGTACGGGATTTTCCAACAGACCGCCGATCGGATGGGCAAGGCCCAATGGGTGGACATGTTGACCGGGCAGACTGCCCACGCGGTGCAGATGTTCAAGACCACCGGGGCGGAGATGGCCCGGGCCTTTGCCAACCTGGGGGCGGAAGCGCAAAGCCATGGTGTGGCGATGGCCGAACAAATGGCGATCCTGGGCACCTTGCAGGCCACCATGAGCGGTAGCGAAGCCGGCACCAAATACCGGGCGTTTTTGGCGGGTGTGGGCAAAGCCCAGGATGAGCTGGGCTTGAGTTTTACCGACAGTGCCGGGCGCTTATTGCCCATGGTGGAGATTCTGGACCGCATCCAGGGCCGCTTTGGGGATCTGGACACCGTGGCCAAATCCGACGCCCTGAAAAACGCTTTTGGATCACAGGAAGCGGTGGGCCTGATCAAGTTGCTGATACAGAACACCGACGGGCTGGCGGGTTCTTTGGATCGGCTGGGCGCGGTCACTGGGATGGACAAGGCGCGGGAAATGGCACAGGCCATGGTGGACCCCTGGCAACAATGGGCGGCCGGGGTGACGGCGGTCAAGATCAGCTTAGGGCGGGCGTTATTGCCGATTCTGCAACCGGTGCTGATGTCCCTGACCGAAGGGGCCGACACCATTACGCGCTGGACCCAGTTGTTTCCAAACCTGACCCGGGTCGTGGCCATTGGCGTGCTGACCATTACCGGACTGGTCGCGGCCGTATCGGCTTTTGCCTTGATTGCCGGGGTGGCCAAGCTCGCGCTGGCCGGTTGGCAAACCCTGATGCTGGTCGGCACCGGGATCATCAAAGCCTGGCAGCTGGCCCTGGCGGTCGCCCGGGGGGCGTTGTTCCTGTTTCAGATCGCGTCTTTCCTGGCGGCGGGGGGCTTTGCGGCCTTAAGCGCTGGCTTGGCGGGCGTGATCACCGCCACCTGGGCGTTTACGGCGGCACTACTGGCCAATCCCATCACCTGGATTGTGCTGGGCGTGGTGGCCCTGATCGGGGCGTTAGCTGCGCTGGTGATCTATTGGGATGAGGTGAAAGTGATGGCGGTGACAGCTTTAACTTATATCACCGACAAGTGGCAATGGTTACGCGGGGTGATCGAGGACAATGCCTTTTTACGCTTCGCCTTTGCGCCCTTATTGGCGGCGGTGGACTTGGTGGATTCGCTGATTAAGGCCTTTGCCAAAATCCCCCAGTGGTGGGACCAGTTTAAGACCTGGTTCGATCAGGTAAACCCGTTCGCGGGATTGGGAAACGGCATTGATTGGGTGACGGAAAAACTGAACAAGTTACCCGGTCTCGACTTTGCCCCCCAGGACGATATCGAGATCACCGAAAAGATCCGCCAGGAACGCGACGCCATCACGGCAGCGGTACCCCGGCTGCAAACCTCTCAACCGGGCCAGGTACCCAGCGGTGGCTTGCTTCAGCACATCACCCAGGCGACCACCCACCAGAACCAGGGCGTCACGGTGGAAAAGCTGGAAGTGAACACCACGCAACCGGTCAACGGGTTTTTATTGGCCGATGAGCTGGCCATGGCGGGGGCCTAACAATGGGTGACTATATCGATCTTTACATTGTGGATAACGATCTGGCCCTGGATGCCATTGGGGTGCCCCAGGAAGTGGACGGGCGGGCCTCCATTGCCCAGGACATCAAACACATGATCCGGGAAAGTGGCCTGTTGGTGGAACTGATCGGCGAGCGCAACGGGGAAAAAGTGGCGCTGAACTTGAGCCGGATTGAAACCCGGGTGGAGAACGACACCCGCATTAAACCCGGTACCGCCAAAGTCACCCGCACCGACACCGAGACGTTTTTGATTACGGCCAAAACCCTGGCCTATGGCGATTTGGAATTTTATTTATGAGTGATCAGCAAGCGGCCTTTACCCGCATTGTGAAAGAGGCGGGGATTCCCACCACCGAGGCGGAGTTAAAGCAACACTGGGAGGCGGAAGTGAACGCCCAGGGCGTGGCCTTCAGCAACAACAGCGACTATTCGCCCTGGTGGCGGATTGTCACCGCCCTGGTCACCAAGCCAGTGCTCTGGCTGGTCCAGATGTTGATCCAGAACGTGTTGCCGCAGATGTTTGTGAAGACCGCCACCGGTCCCATGTTGGACCTGTTGGCTTGGGGGGTGAACCTGGAACGCAAACACGCAGCCAAGGCCCAGGGGATTCTGCAGTTTACCCGGGCGGAAGTGTCCGGGACGTTGGAGATTCCCGCCGGTACCGCTGTGCTGAGCGCGAATATTAATGGCCAGATTTACAGCCTGGTCACTCTGGAAAATCAGAGCTTTCAGGATGGGGAAGACAGCCTCCGCGTGAACGCTGAAGCCGTGGCCGAAGGCCAGGGCTATAACCTATCGTCAGGCTATTACGCGGTGATGCAAACGCCGATTCCCGGGGTGGCGGTGACCAACCCGACGGACTGGTTGCAACGTCCCGGCGCCGACCGGGAAACCGATGATGAACTACGCGAGCGGGTACGTAACCAGTTCAGTGCGGTGAACCAATGGCATACGGACGCGGTGTATACGGCGATCATGGCCAGTTTCGATGGGGTGAGCGTGGATAACGTGTACTTCCTGCATGGAGCGCCCCGGGGGCCGGGCACGGCCAACGCCTATATTTTGTTGGATACGGGCACCCCGGATCAGGGCTTTTTAGATCAGATCCAGAGCCGGATCAGCGACGAGGGCAACCATGGCCACGGCGATGATCTATTGGTGGCGGCGATGCCGGAAACCTTTCACGACCTGACCGCAGATCTTTGGTTAAACGAGGCGCTGACGGAAGCGCAACGTACCCAGATCACCGCCGACATTACCCAGTTTATCCGGGCCGCCTTTCGGGAAAACCAGGACTATGCGCCCACGTTAACCCATCCCTTTAGTCGGTTTTCGTTCAGCCGGTTGGGCCAGGAACTGCACCGGGAATTTCCGGCGCTGGTCTCCATTGAATTTGCAGGCTCTGACATTGTGAGTGAATTGAATGTGCCGCGCCTGAAATCCTTAACGGTGACCGCTCAATGATCGACATTCAATTACCGTTTTGGTTGAGCGGCGAACAGCTGACCAAGCTGACCCGGGCGGCCAGACATTACTGGGCCAAGGTGGAAACCTGGTTGTCCTGGCCCTTACAGCAAATGGACCCGGACACCTGTTCTCTGGGGTTGCTGGATCTGTTGGCCTGGCAACGCAATATCCGCCGTTTTACCGGTGAGCCGGAATCTTTATACCGACTACGGGTGAAACACGCCTACGCCAACGCGGTGGACGCGGGCAGTACGGCAGGGATCAAGCGGATCTTTGCGCGCCTGGGCGTGGGGTATGTGGAGGTGGAAGAGCGCACCGCCAACCGGGATTGGGACGTGATTGTGTTACGGGTGACGGACGGCCAGCTGGCCCGCAATCCGGATCTATTGAACATCATTATCAGCAAATACGGCCGCACCTGTCGGCGCTATGAATGGGACATTATCACCCCGTTAATTGCCGGGGTCGCCGTCGCCGAATTCAACAACACCTGGGCCACCGATGTGGCCCGGTTAGAGGAGTAACAAATTCATGCCAGCGATATTGAACGCCGGGCGTGACCTGATCGCGCAAAAACAAGGGGCCGGAGAGGCCCTGATTATTGACCGCTTTGTGTTGGCTTACATCGATCACCTGGACCCCACCCAGCCGGTGGACCTCAACACCACCTTGCCCAATCCTGACACGATTGTGTGGCAGGGACCGGTGACCCGTCATGGCTATGTCAGCCCCGACCAGGTGGTGTATAGCTTGTTGCTGGGAGCCAATGTGGGGGACTTTGATTATAACTGGATTGGGTTGCTGGCCGAGGATGACACCCTGGTGGCGGTGGCCACGACTGAACCCCAGCACAAGCGCAAGTCCGATGGCTTTGTGTTGGGCAATACGCTGACGCGGAATTTCCTGTTGGCCTTCACCGATGCCCAGGCCACGACCCAGATCAATATAAACGCCCATACCTGGCAGATCGATTTTACTGCTCGCCTGGATGGCATTGATGAGCGGGAACGGCAAAGTAATGTTGATCTGTATGGGGACCAGGCCTTTATGGGCGAGGGTTTCCAGGTCTGGAATGACAGTGGTGTATTTAAGTTAAAAGCCGGTTGGGGTTATGTGGGCGGCCTACGTATTACCCAGGGCTCAGAGATCACCTTAACCCCGGGGGTTCTGCCCAAAGATGTCTGGCTGGATGTCTCGCTCCAGGGCAATGCCACCGATGTGGTGCCCGAGGTGCAAGTGATCCTGTCCACTGACCCCCAGGCGAACTATCAGGATGTTAACCAGCGACAACATTACTTAGTCAAAATCGCCCAGATTGCGGCGGACGGTTTGGTGACCGATCTTCGCAAAGTTCTGGGAGACCAGGGGCCAGCCTGGGATCTGTTGTTAAAGATGGCCGATGTGGTCAATCACTTAACCTCCGAAGATCCCCATAAGCCGTTAAGTGCCGCCCAGGGGAAAGCCCTGTTGGCCCACATCCAGCAGAAACTGGGCATTGAGGATCAGGCCGCCGATGCGGCCAAGTTGGCTGGCATCGAGGCGGACCGCTACCAGCGTATTACCGACGCCATAGATGCGGGGCGGGTGGTCAATGTGCCGGCGGCCTGGACCGATAACGTGACCTTGTCCGATTCGGTGACCAGTACGGCGTCCCATGTGGCGGCGTCCAGTCAGGCAGTGAAGACCGCTTATGACAAAGCCAAAGCGGCGCTGCCAATTAATGGGAAAGCGGCGGACTCGGACAAGGTGGACGGCTATCACGCTTCCGCCCTGGTCAAGCATTCCGACCAGACCAGCAAGAATTCGAGTAACGGTTATCTGAAGTTGTCCATGGGCATCATGATTCAGTGGGGGAAGGTCTCCACCGCCAGTGACAGTCCGGTCCGTTTCTCGTTCCCAACGGCATTCAGGAGTAGCTGTTATCAGGTGGTTGGCAACCGTATTGACCGGGATCATACCAAGGAAGTGCCTATCGTCACCTGGAGCCGGACCTCCTTTGAGATTGATCGGGCACCCTCGGTGGATAACACCTGTGCCGTTTCCTATATCGCGATTGGACGTTAATGATGAAGCACTACTTTTGCCCGTCGGATCAGGGCTTTTATATGGAAGGGGTCCACGAGCCTGGAGAGATTCCCGCGGATGCGGTGGAGATCACGTCAGCGGAATACGAACGGTTATTGGAGGGCCAGGGCAATTTGCAGAAGATCCAGGCCGATGATCAGGGCCAGCCGTGCCTGGTGCGACCACCGGCGCCTATCCTTCGACGTCTGGCCAAACAACGTATTGATGAAGCCGCCGGCGAAGCCCGCGCCCGTTACGTCAGCGCCGGGCAGTATCTGGATGAGGAATACCGCCTGGTGTTGCAACAAGTGGAAATCTGGAACACCCAGGGCCGACCCGCCGACCAGGTGCCGGCATCGATCCAGGTCTGGGCCGAAGCGGCAGGACTGACCGCCACAAACGCCGCGGATAATATCGAAGCCACCGCCGAGGCCTGGCACAGCCTGTTGTTGCAGATTCGGGCGTTTCGGTTAACCGGGAAAGCCGCCTTGGATGCGGCGGACGAGGACGAGGATTTTGAAACGCTGGCCCAGCCCTATATCGATCAGTTGGCGGCGCTACGGCCTGGAGAAAGCCTGTGATGAGATGGGAAGCAGGCCCTTTTCAGTTTCCGCCCAGTGGTCAGCAAGTGTTGGATCAGGTGGCCCCGGTATTGAGTGGCGCCAGTGTCGAATTATCCGCCGCTCAAAATCGCCTGGAGAGCATCGGGGCCAGTTTTGTTACTAACCCCCTGGCCTTGATAGCCGATAAGGCACAACAGGCCAGAGAGCAGCTGAGAGGCCTGTTAAATGTGAAAGGGCAGGTGTTGTGTGTGCATCCGTTTTTGGAAGGGATCGGCCAGGGACAGGGGCGTTATCAGTACCTGTCCGCGCCCAACTTGGTGCAATGTCTGGCGGAGAAGCTGCAAGACAAACACGACGAGGGACGGCCAGTAGGCCCTTGTGATGCCTTGTGTATCTTGGTGACGGCCACCGAATATGGCCGATTCTCAGAAGCGTTAGGCAGTTTTAACCAGGTGTTTCCGGTGCCGGAACTGCAACTGGCTGAGCGTCGGGCGGGGCAATTGGCCGTACTGGAGTCAGAAAAAACGATTCAACCGAATGCCGCTTTGAATCCGCACTGGAAAGACCGGGATCATGGCCAATATCCGCTCGCCCAGGAAATCCGGCGGGGCATCGGTGCCCAGGTGGGTCTGATGGAAAGTTTTGATGCAGAAAACCAAACGCCCATTGATGAGCTTCAACAACTGATCGCCAAAAAGCAACGCTGGTTGCAGCAACAGGAGGACAACATTACCGCTTTAAAAGCCCGGTGTTCTGGTCCCGCCGGTTTCCGTTTGTTCCTGGAGAATCAATCCCCGTCAGGGATTGCTAAAGCGTTGCAGGCCCCCGGCTTACCCGGTCATGAAAACGTACTGGCCGCCGGGGTGTTGTTGGTGACCGAACCCGGCGGGCTGACGTTGTTTAAAGAGGTGTTGGGATTATGAGACTAAGTGAATTTACCGTGCCCGGTACGGAGTTGGTGGTGTCTGGGCACTTAAGAATTGAGACAGAGGAATTAGGTGGGCAGACCAACGCCACCGATAGAGCCAACAAGGGCATTAAACCCAAGACCCTGAATGTGTCCTTGCTGATCAAAAAGAAACACGCGGGAGAGCTGACCGAACTGGTCAAGGTGGCCGAAGCGGTGGACTCGCCGGTAAGCTTCTGGTGTACGACATTATCGAAGACACCGCCCAGGCGATGAACATTCGCCAGGTGCAGTTTAGCGGCAATCTGGTGACCAAGGATCTGAGCCCCCGGGACGCCTGGCGGGTGACTTTTACCCTGGCCGAATATCTAAGCGTGTCGGAGAAAGCCGAACAACGACAAACCACAGGACTTATTCAGGAACAACAGGGCGAAGGTGCGGCCACCGTCAGCGCGGCAGAGGCGGAAGCGTTAACCGGCTTTGAAACTTTCTTAGGGAAACTGGATCAGGCCCTGGCATGAAACTGCATAAACAAATCGAGGTGGCCGACCAACTTTTAAAGCTAGTTAAAGAAGAGGTTCGCCTGTCATTGATGAGCCCGGGCCGGGCGGTGTTCACCGTGCAGTCTGAAATCCCGTTGTCGGGCATTGTACGGTTTTCGATGGGATATGATCCCCAGGAGCTTCAACGTTACTTTGTGGGTTATGTGGAGAGCTGCACAACGCTGGATAGTCAGCAACAGCGGCTGTTTTGTCGGGAGCTGAGCGCGACCTTAAACCGGCGAATTCCGTTAAGCCTTCGCAATGTGGATCTGAAACAGGTGTTAGCCGCGATCAGTGACCAGACGGGACTTAGGTTTGTGACCCCGAAAGCGAACTACACCGAAACCAAAGCGTCGGCGTTTTATTCCCTGACCGGTGGTTACCACTGCCTAGATTCGATGGCGGAGGTGTTCAGTATTCCGCAACTGATCTGGCAACAGCAAGGCGACGGTCAGGTGTATGTGGGCAGCTGGCAACACAGCTATTGGTCCGGGCGAGAGGTCGAGATTCCTCCCGCCTGGCTGGACGGCTTTGGGGTGGCGAACCGGGCCAGAATTCCGGCGGTGCCGAAGTTGCGCCCAGGCATTTACTTATCCAACAGAAATTACCTGCACCAAGTGAACCTGGTGGACAGTCATATGTTATTAAGCTGGAGTCCCAACCCTTGGACGAAGAGATTAAAAAAATAGTGTTGCGGTTGTTTCCGGAATTGACCGGGAACTATCACTTGCCCCGGTTCGCCAAAGTGGTGGCGATCAGTGACCACCTAAACCAACCGGAACTGTGCGACGATTTCAGGCCGCGCTATGCAGTCGATATTGAAATGCTCACCCCCCAGGGCGAGCCGGACCCGGAATTACCGGTGTATCGGTCGGTGCCTTTGCCGGTGCAGTTTGCCGGGATTGAACGGGGACAGTATGGCTTTCCGGAACCTGGGGCGTTGGTAGAAGTGGGCTTTGCGTATGGGCTGCCGGACCATCCGTTCATTCGGACAGTGCTCGGACATTGGCAAGGGATTCCGGGAATTAAACCTGGGGACATGGTGTGGCAGCAAAGCGAGACCTCAAGGCAAAAAGTGACGGCCAAAGGGGACTGGTTGAGAGAAACCCACGGGAACATATCCGACACGTCCAGCACCAGAAAAGTGAACGTCCTGGATAACCAGGAACACTATCAAAACACCTCTATGGAGGTGCTGGAACACTGCCCGGCAATGGTGGCAGGCACCAAAAAAGTGGAAGCCCTGGGCGCGCTCAAACTGTTGTCCGGAGGCCATGCCAATCTGTCCGCCGTGGACAATCTGAACCTGACTACAGCCAGCGATCTGAACCAAGCGGTGGGGTGTAATCGCAACGCCAGTATTACGGGAAACGATAACAAAAGCATCAAAGGACATCAGTCTACGAGCCTAACAGGTAACCGAACTCTGACCATTCAAGGGACGGACAGCCAGGCATCTGGCCAGCGGTCTGTGAATGTGACCGGTAACCATACGGATATCGCCACGGCTGTGAGAACAATTCAGGCTCAGGTGATCCAGTTAAAAGGGAATGCCTCGGTGATGATTCAGGCCCCTTCTATTGCGCTACAGGGGGCATCTATTGCTCTGGGTGCCGGTGGAAGTGGGACGGATGTATTACGGGTGCTGAGTGATTTGTGTGATGTGGTGAGCCGCATTGCGAACGCCTCGGCCAGTCATACCCATCCAAGTCATGGGACAGCACCGTCCACGACTGGACTGCACGTTAGCCAGGCTGGTGAAGCATCAAAGCTGAATATATCTTTATCTGGGCTAATGCCATAAAAGTGACTGATTGTTTTTGGGTAGAGAATTGCTAGCTCTCCCCCTAAGCTTCATGACTTTCATAACTTTAGCTCTTTTTGTTAGTTCATTAGACTTAGATGGCTTACAATAATGCATTTTGCTATCAATATTTCTCTGTGGTAAGTGAGGTCATGCTAAAAGTAGATCAAATAGTAAGCAGTTATTCTCCATCTGTCGTAAGTCTCTTCGTGGGCTGCGGGGGACTAGATCTCGGCTTCAAGCAAGAAGGGTTTAATCTCATCTACTCCTGTGACAATGATCCTGCGGCCATTGATGTCTATAAACGCAATGTCGATGAAAGAGCTTATGTCAGAGATGTAACATCCGAAGAGTTCCATAATGATATTAAGGATATAGGAAGCTGCGATGTAGTGTTGGGCGGTTTTCCCTGCCAGGGTTTCTCCAAAGCAGGCCCGAAGCGAGAAAACGATACTCGAAATTTGCTTTATCTTGAAATGAAATCAGCCATTGATGTCCTGCGCCCACGTATTTTCATAGCTGAAAATGTTGATGGCTTAAGTCAGAACTTTAAGGGGAAATTCTTTGAACAGATTATCAGTGACTTTGAAGAGATAGGATATAGCGTGGAAGCTCGTATTCTAAGCGCTGTCAACTATGGTGTTGCTCAATATAGACGAAGAATATTTTTTGTTGGAATTCGCGAAGACCAAAATCATATTGATTTTGAGTGGCCTTTAGAAACTCACTGCTCAGTTGACAGAAACGGAGAATCTATCTCTTCTAAAACTGCTGACTTCTTGGATAGCATTACTATCAAACACAAATCTAACGCTCTAACCATCAAAGATGCTATATACGATCTTAGAGAACTCTCCTCCAATATTCCAGATCATCGCGTAACGAAGAAATGGAGTTCGGATGCAGAAAAGATCATGGCGCATATCAGAGAAGGACAAAAGCTTTGTAATGTGCGCTTTTCTAGTTCATCTGTTTATACATGGAATATCCCAGAAGTTTTTGGTGATGTTGATGACATTGATATTCAGATTTTAGAAACTATCGGTAAAAATCGAAGACATAAGAAATATGGCAATATTCCGAACGGAAATCCTCTATCCGAGGAAACTATAAAAGAACTCAGTGGATTTGGCGGTATAAAGAGACGTTTAACTCGTCTAGTAAAAGCGGAATATTTAAAAGAGAAAAATGGTGGATATGACCTTAAAGGTGCAATGTTTTGCTCTGGCTTATTTAAAAGACCACGATGGGATGAACCAAGCCCTACGGTTTTGACGAACTTCCATAATCCACGTTATTTCATTCATCCAAGTAGAAATACCCCTTTTAGTTTGCGCGAATGTGCAAGGCTTCAGGGCTTTCCTGATAGTTTTATTTTCACGCAAACAGAAAGTGTTAAAGAGCTAGAGATTGGCTATAGACTCGTAGGAAATGCCGTAGCGCCACCACTAAGTAAAAAGATGGCCGAAGCGACAAGAAAAATATTCAATCAAGAAACCGTTAATAATGAAATTACCTGTAAAGAAGATAAGCCTGTCGGAGCAGTTAGCAGAGTTTGATTTATGGATTACCCCCTCACTGCAGGAGATTCAGGATACTGATAAATATACTCAGGAGCTTGCAAAAGTTGATAGGCTTATTTGTAGGTTAGGTGAAGCTACTAACAACTTTGCGTCAATAGAAAGCTGTTCTCCAAAAGCAATTGCAGCAACATGTGTTGAACTGGTTGAGCAGGTCATAGCGGAAGCTGATAGTGAACAGAATAAAATCACCTCAGCAATAGGCATACTTGAGTCACTTTGTGCATTACTGTTCATGGTAACTGGCAAAACAGACAACAACCTGAAATGTCAATTTCCCGTATTCCTGGCTCAAACAGAAAAAAGAGCTGACTTCCCCCAAAGAAAGGGCAAAAACGGTATCTTCCAGAAGGCTCCACTTGGTAGAACTATAAAATCAGACAAGTTGGCCAAAGTTATAGCAGACGCACTAGTTTGCTATAGCAGCTATGAAGGTTTGGAATATCTTGAAGAGGAAGCACTCTGGTTACTCGGCAAATATATCACCGCGATTCTCAAAGACGAAGAAAGCATCCGCCAATTTTGGGCATTAGGAAAGAGCTATTTTACATTGATGGCAGAAGATGCTGGCTCTGAAAAAGCTCTGCTGGCCCCCATTATTATCTTCAAGGTGAGAGGCTCGGTTTCTGCATCTGGCGGCCACATTCCCGAAGATAGACTTCGAGAGATGATGTCTTCTTGGGGAATGGAAAGAGGTGTAGACTTCAATCTCGAGGATGTGATTCTTGAATATCCGCATAATGTTGTCGGTAACACTAGCAAAACACGGGCTTACGATTTTGTATTGCCTTACCGCACGGAAGGCTGGCAACCCCACATATTTGTTCAATGCCAATATTATGCAGGTGATTCAGGAAGCGTCTCGCACAAGGTTATCGATCAAACGCAGGCATCAAGACATTTAACTCTTCAGCAATATCCTAATGCGAGATTCCTTGAATACCTCGGCGGTGCAGGTTATTACTCATCGCTCAATACTGACTTGCAGCACATGCTGGGAATGGAAACTACTAAAGATTTCATTCAAGTTAGATCGGCGCATGTAAAGTTACGACGAGAAATTCAGGATTTAGGTTTTCTCGTTCCCATTGATATTGAACATGCAATATTTCGCTCTAATAGTGGCCGCAAAGACGAAGTTATGAGAGTGCTAGAATCAGAAGGTTATTCTTTAGACGAAATTCAGCGTGCTATCAACCATGCAATACAACGAGAAATTATTAATCGGAATGATGACACATTATTAGTTAGCAAACACCGTACTGCATTTGCGAAACGGCTGTTTATCGTAGACTTAATCGCTATTATTGGAGAGCCAATTGACCATGATGAAGGTAATACCGGGAATGTATTAATACCAGGTTATGGCGAGCTTTATGGAAGCCAATTAGCCGTCGTTTCTCAAAAAATTGATGAATATGCTCCAAACTCAAATTACTCACGTAATGAATTTGCAGAATGTATAACGTGGCTTATAGAAGAGAAGTTCATCATATTGAGATAAAAAATTAATGAGATTAGCCTTATCAATCTCAGGCGATCGCGGGTGAGGTGAATATACATCCAGTTAGAAAAGCTGTGAGGGTAACCGTTTACGCAGTCCTTTTATAAATGCTCATTATCGTGAGTAACTAGGAATGATTCCTACTCCTCTTTACAAAGTCTTCGACAATAAAAAGTACGCTGAACAGTTTATCAACGAAGGAAATTTGCGTTTTTCAACTCTCGGGTACTATAAGAAAATCGAAGATAGGGCCAGAGTAGATTGCTCTGAAGGGTTTGGGAAAGTATCAAAGGATGGCGAGTCGTTTCTCTTAGACTCTGCTAGTAATTCTGTTAGTTTGGTCCCCGGTATTGAAACCCTATATGTTGAGGGTGGAGAGCTAGGGAGGCTCTGAATAACTCCCCAAATCAGTCATAATACGGCCAACTTCACTCATCAGGAATACTATCCATGGATCAGATGACTTTCTCCGAAGCTGAATACCAGAATAAGAAGCGTAAGACCCGCCGGGAAATCTTTCTGGAGCGAATGGATAAGCTGATCCCATGGAAACGCATGGAAAAGAAGATCGCCCGCTATTACCCCAAGGGCGAGAACGGCCGCCCTCCGTATCCGTTATCCACCATGCTTCGTGTCCACTGCATGCAGCTATTTTATAACCTCAGCGATCCTGCC